TGGTCCTGCTGTGGTGCAGGTGGTGTTGCAGATGACGTGGGCCATTGGGCAGGTTCTCCTCGTTGGGCAGTTGGTGGGCAGGTGCCGGAGCCACCGCTACTGCCCCAAAGCGATGGCTCCGGCGATCGGATTTGTGGCGAGGCTAACACAACGAGGTGAGCCGGAGCGTCTGCTCCGGCTCGTCTCTCGGTTGTGGTTGGTGTTGGTCAGGCTGGGCGGATGGCGAGCAGGTAGGTGCCGAAGGGTGTGTGCTGTCTGGTGGCTTCGACGAGGTCGTGGTCCTCGAGTCCTGCGCAGGCTTCCTTCATCCAGTCGGTCCAGACGACCTGGGTGTTGCGGACCTGCTCGACCGTCTGGGTGGTGGTGCGGTGGTTGGGGTTTGTGGTGTTGTCCATGTGCACATTTCTACCAGCATTTGTGGTCAGATGCTAGGGGTTTCTGAGATTTCTTTCTGCTCCTTCTCCGAGCTCGTCGTGCCCCTAGAACGGCGAAAGCCACCCTCTGCGCTGAGGGTGGCTTCCGCTTGTCTCGTCCCACCGATGGTGGGCTGGGATCACTGGTTCTGCAGGAGGCGGAACCCGAGATCGTTGACCGAGTCGAATCCGTGGCGGGCGTAGGCGAACCAGCCACGCTGCCCCGACGGACGGTTGTTGCCGGTAGCAAAGAGGTGCGGGATGAGCTCGACGCTCATTCCGGCTCGCTGCGCCACGAGGAAGTTCGAGAAGTCACCCACCACGAGGATGTTGGCTGCTCCTGTCGTGCCGGTGAACTCGGGGGCGTAGTCCGTCGTCCGGATGGGGCGACCGAACAGGGTGCCGATGCCGCCAGCGGCGAGGTCGACCGTGTAGTACGCCTGGGCGGAGCCATCAGCGAACGAACGGATCTCGTTCTCGACGTCGGTGTTCATCACCCAGGTGGCGTTGGCACGGTACCGCTCGGGGAGCGACTTCCAGACCTTGAGGACGTCGGGAGCGGAGAACGCTCCGTCGGTGCCCACCACGACTTCGACGTTGGTGTTGGCGTCGAGGGCGGTGAAGACACCGGTCGGGCTGGACGAGCCGGAGCCGGTGATCGTCTGCTGGGCGACGAGGTCGATGTATCCCTGGTCGAGGAGGCGACGCATCTCCGCAGCGAAGGCGGGGTAGTCGGAGCCAACCTCGATCGAGTAGGGGATGAAGCCTCGGGCGGTGTAGACCGGCACGGTCGGCTGCGCCAGGGTCGGGGCGTCGTCTGACACCTCGGTGCCCTCACCGTCATACGACCAGGACATGCCAGCCGAGGAGACACCCTTCCACTCGTCGGTGGTGATGGTGACGACTCGGGCGAGGTCGAGGACGGGGGCGGCGGCTGCTCCGCTCGTCAGGATGATCGACGGGTCGATGAGGACGGGGATGCCGAAACCGCCAGCGGCGTCGGTGCCTTCGCTCATCGCACGGTACTCGTCGAGGGCGCGAGCCTCGTCAGCGGTCCACGCCGGAGCCGCCTGCGTCACACCCTTCATGAAGGCGGTGCGGTAGGCGTCGTTCTCGGTGAGGAGCATCCGCTTGGCGATCTCGGTGCCGTCGCAGTTGCCGTTCTTCGTGCGGAGAAGCATGTCGACGTGGTCACCGTTGCGGGCGGCGAGGTTCTTGCCTTCCTGGTTGAGGAGGGCGAGAGCGGCGTCACGGATCTGGGACCGGCTGGCGGTGCCAACGTGGATGTCGGTCTCGGTGCGCTTCATGATCTGCGGGGCGTCGTAGCCAGCGGCTCGCTCGACGACCTTCTCTCGGGCGGCGGCGACTCGGGCGTCACGAGCCTCGAGGGTCTCGAGCTCGGCGGTGCGGGCTTCGTGCTGCTCGAGGGCGGCGTCGAGCTCGACGTTCTCGTCCTCGGTGATGTCGTCCTTCTCGGACAGCTCAACGATGCGGGAGCGGAGCTCCTCGATCTGTGAGCGGAGTTCGTCCTTCTTCATTGGTTCTGCTCCAGTGTGGTGATGCCTGCCAGCCTGAGGCGGGCGAGGCGTTGCGTTCGGGTTGGGAGTGAGACGTGACGTTCGGTCGGGGTCTCGGTGTCCGTCGAGTGGAGCGAATCCGGATCGGCGGTGAGTTCGGTTGTGGCGAGCGACTCGAGGTCGGTGCCTGCCGCTAAGAGTAACGCAATCTCGTTGCGCACTTCGGCATCTTGGAGGGCGGTGAGGGCTGCTCGGCTTCGGACACCGACCGTGGTTTGTTCGTAGGCGGGGAACACGACGGGTCCGACTTCGTACAGTTCGACTTCTCGGATGGTGCGCTCCTCCATGCCGTCATTGCCTCTGTTCCATGTTTCGTCGATGATGCGGAACCGGAATGACATGCCGGTGATCCCTCCGTCTCGGATGGCGTCTCGGACGGGTTGGACAAGCCAGTTGTCGGAGAGGCGTGCTTTGACTCGGAGTCCGTGGGCGTCTTCGTTGAGGCTGGTGATGCGTCCGAGCGGGATCGAGCCGATGAGTGGGTGGGAGCCGTGGTCGAATTGGAGGATTGGCATCCGCATTCCGAGGGTGCGTTTGAATGCGCCTGGGGCGATCCTCTCTCGGTATTCACCGTAGTTGTCTTCGATGGTTGTCCACTGGTCGAAGACGGCTCCGTATCCGTCGAGGGTGAGTCCGTCTGCGTTCTGTTCGACGTTGAAGTCGAGTTGGCGGACGATGTTGTCTGTCGCTCTTGTGATCGTGGCGGTCATGTCGCTGCCTCGTTCCTCTTGGATTTGTTCTGCTTTGCGGGCGAACCATTCTCGGGCAGGCTCAGGGTTCAACGGGTTGATTCCCCAAAGATAGTGTGCGACTGCTCCGTTGCCTGGCCAGCCGTCGGCGTCGCTGTCGCTGTTGGAGGGTGCGTCGAGGTCAACTTCGTGTCGTGCTCCCCATGCGTTGGCTCGGATGATCTTGTCTTCGGTGAGGAATCCGTCTGCCATTTGGCGGGCTTCTCGGATGGTCTTGTCGGTGGTTCCGTCTCCTCCGTAGCCTTCGGCTCTGAGCTCGAGTCCTCGTGCTGCTGCGTTGCGGATGTATTCGGGTGGGTCGGTGTCGACTTGTCGTTGTTCGGCTCGTTCTCCGCCTGGTTCGATGCCTTCTTCGAGGGAGAGGGCGACCATCTGGTCGATGGCGTCCTGTTTGGTCGGGTGACAGCCCATGAGCTCTCCGTCTTCTTTGACGGTTGCCCATGCGTTGCAGTCTGGGTGGTCGTCTTCGATGAAGTAGGGCATGGTCAGGTTCCTGGTGGCTGGAGTTGGACGGACAGCGATCCGGTGTGGCGGAGCAGGGTCATGTCTCCGGTGGTGACGGCGTCGACGACGCTGTCAGGGTCGAAGCCTCCGTCGACGAGCTGTCGCATGGTGCCTGCGTCCTTTGCTCGGATGTCGGCTGCGTCGAGGACGTCTTCTTGGAGGAAGGAGACGTCTCGGTCGTCGTACCAGAGGCGGACCGTGGGGTCGGGGAGGGCGAGGAGGGTTTGGAGTGCTCCTGCTGCGCTGCGCCATAGCGGTCGGATGGTTCCGTCTGCGAAGCGGCGTCGGGCTGCTCCGTAGTTGCCTGCGTTGAGAGCGGAGCCTGCGAGTCCTTCGCTGATGCCGAGGTAGGAGGCGGGCACTCCGGCTGCTGCTGCGATGCGGGTTTCTCCTGCTCCCTGGACGGCTTTGAGGTTGAGTTGGTCGAAGTTGGCTCCGACGACTTTGACGTCTGCTCCTCCTCCGAGGTACAGGGTCTTGAACGCTCGGTCGACTCCTTTGTGTGATGCGTCGAGGCGTTGCACGAATGTTTCGAAGGCTTCTTTGGTGATTTGTGGGTCGAAGGAGACGACGAGGTTGGGTGTGGCGGCGTTCCGCATGAATGAGTGTTTGTAGGTGGACAGCTCGTTGTCTGCTTCGAGGTCGGACATGACGGTGGTGAGCCAGGTGCGTCCTCGGAAGTCGTGCTCGGGGTCGGGGAGCGGTTTGAAGTGGCAGACTTCTTCTGGGGTGAACATGGTGACTTCTTGCCGGTTGTCGTCCATGACGGCGTAGCCGAGGAGGTGTCTGCCCCATGCTCTGCCGGTCTGCTCGTCGTTGACTTCTCCGGTGAGGACCATGACTCGGTTCGGGTCGAGTCGCATGAGGTGTGCGCTGTTCCGCTCTTGCATCTTCACCCAGTACGAGTTTCCGTACAGGTCGGCGTCGACGAGCATGCGGGCGAGGAGGTCTCCGGTGGTGGCGTTGGTCCACGGCTGTTCGAGGAGGGCGAGCTCTTGGTTGCCGAACAGTCTGCCTGGGCGTCCGTCTTGGAATGGTTGCCACAGGAATCGTGCTTCAGCGAACACGAGCATGCGTGCGTGGATGGCTGCTGCGACGATCGGGTTGCGTTGTCCCTGGAGGGCGGTGAGTTCTTCTGGCGAGGTGACGGGTGCGATGTAGCGGTGTCCTGCGTAGGCGAAGTCTTCGAACAGTCGGAGGTAGTCGTTCCACGAGTATCCGTAGGAGCGTGCCTCGCTGCTGCCGAACAGATTTGCTAATGCCATTAGTCACGCTCCAGAGCGATGCCGAGTAGCACTGCCCCGACTCCCGCTGTGATGAATCCTGCTGCGGGGTGTGCGAGTCCAGCACCTATTGCGCTCGAGACTAGTCCGCCGATTTGTAGTGCGGTTGCTAGGGTGCGCTTGCTCATGTCGCTCCTCATTCGAATGCTGCCCAGAGCTCTACGGTCGGTTCGGGTGCTGGTGGTCGTGATGCTCGGTCGAGAGCCATCACTAAGGCTATCGCAGCGTCGATCTTCCGTTTCGCTTTGCCTTTCGAGAGACGCCATCCTTCGCTGGTCTGTCGTGGGGCTGCGGACAGCACCTGGTCGGTGAAGACGGGTGAGCCTGCGTGCTCGAGTTTGCCTGCGCAGATGATTTCGTACGCTCGTTGGCAGGCGGGCACCATGCGTTGTGAGCTCTGTGGGAACTCCACCATGCGCATGCCGTCGTCGAGGAGGGTTTGGGCGGATCGTTCGAAGAAGGCGGGGTCGTAGCAAAGTTCGACGCAGTTGTAGTTGTGGTGGAGGTCTCGGAGGTGCTGTTCGATTGCTGCGACGTCGATGGTGTTTCCGTCGGGGAGCCAGATGTTTGCGTCTGCGACGAACCGGTCGTCGTCGAATTTCTGGACGGCGACGATGGCGATGGAGTCGTGTTTGAGTGCCATGTCGATTCCGACCCAGGTGTCTGCTCCGTCTTCGAGTCGGGTGTTCGGGTTTGCGCTGGTTTCCCAGGTGCCGACGGGGAGCCATGATTCGGTGGTGCGGGTCCATTGGTTGAGCCGGTAGCGGCGGAAGGCGAGCTCTTGTGTCTGGCGAGCTGCGACTTCGAGGTCTTCGACGTCGAGGAGCTCCTCGTGCAGGTTCGGGTTCGCTGCGTGCCATGCGGTCTCGTCGTCGAGGTCGCAGTTCTCGTCTGCTTCCCACCACCAGAATCCGAAGGTGGGGTCATCGAGGTCGCCTGCTGCGACTCGGGTGCCGTACTGGTAGAGCTCTCCGCAGAGGCTGTCTCGGTCGTGTCCGGCTGTGGTGATGCCGACGACGAGCGGGTCGATGCGTGCTCCGGAGCCGAGGGTGAGGGCGTCCCAGAGATCGTGGTTGGGTTGGACGTGGACTTCGTCGAAGATGACGAGTGATGGGTTGAGTCCTTGTTGGAGTCGGGCGTCTGCGGACAGCACTCGGAAGATGCTTCCGGTCGGTTTGTATTCGATGGCGTCTCGGTACACCTTGCAGTGTTCTGCGATCTCGGGTGCGTTCTGGATTTGCCATTTGGCTTCTCCGAACACGATGCGTGCCTGCTGCCGGTCTCCGGCTGCGGCGTACACTTCTGCCTGTTCGAGCGATTCGGTGAGGTGGTAGAGGGCGAGGCTGGAACCGAGCAGCGATTTGCCGTTCTTGCGGGCGAGTCCGATCAGTGCTCTCCGGTAGCGGAGTCGTCCGTCTGGGCGTCGCTCGAGGAGGTTGTTGAGGAGCCAGCGTTGCCAGTCGGTGAACGCTAACGGTTCTCCTGCGTGGGGTCCTTTGGCGACGTGGAGGAGTGTTTCGGCGTAGTCTGCGACGTCTCCTCCGTCTGTGGTGCTGCTCCTGGACGGTGTTGCCCATCGTGGGAGCCACGGCTGGTCAGCCGGTTTCGTTGCGCTGGGCACGGCGTCTGCGCACCTCCTCGAGAGCGGATTGTGCTTTGACTTCTGCTACTCCGAGTCGTGTCCGGTCGACCGGTGAGAATCCGAGCATGGCGAGGTTGGCGGCGAT